TTCCAAGCATCACAGGGTACTAAAGGTGCAAGCGCAACAATAACAAGTCAGTACGGTTACCTTGCTTCTTCTACACTAACTGGTGCTACAAATAACTATGGCTTCTATAGTGGAGTTGCTGGGAGCGAGAGGAGTAATTGCGTGTTGTCATTTATATTCCTATCGAGTATAATGAATTCGTGGCGGGTATTGACTTTGTATAGCTGACACTTCTTCGTTCAAACGTTGTGAGTAAAGAGCAAAGAGTTGCTTTGTTGCTGATGCGCTTGCACCGTATGGGCGCTTGCCATCTGTTTCGTCCGCCTGCGGGCTAATCTGACCTGCACGAGCAGGGTCAAGGTAAGCCAATAATCTGTATGATGCACCAAGGATTACAATGTCACGAGCTGATTCAGAGAACCCAGTAGTGGTTGTAAATACATCTCCGCTATTTTCCATTGCAGCTGGAGGTGTGGCATACATCACCTTAACTGTACGTCCTGGTGTTATGTAGTCATAGATGGTTACAGTCTGTGAGTTTGCACCCCAAGTAGTCACATCTGCGAATGGGTCAAAGTCCCATCGACGAACACGAATCCATTCCTTAGAAGGACCTGTATCCTGCCATGACATAGTTAGAATACTCTCAATGCCTAAATCTTCAAACTCGTAAGTATTAATCGCTGCATTGAAAGTAAAAGAAGTTTGCTTAACAGCAAGTAGGCTAGCGCCCATTGCACGAATAGTATCGTTGATTGCCTTCTTGATTACATAGCGTGGGAAGATAGGTGAGATAGTAACCTTAGCATCGGCTGCGTGTGTAGCAGCTCCTGTGCCTAGATACCCACGGCCGTAAGGTGATACGGTTGCTGTATTACCAACACGGTCAAATGAATCAACCCACATAAGTTCTTCGTCAACTTCAAGGATACCTTTACCTACGTTGCTTGTGTCGCCTAGAGATAGGATTGTAGGTGATGTGCTTGGAGATGTTAGTGTGGTGACTGCTGTACGTAGATATGTAGAGCGGTCCTGTTGGTAAGTGTAACCTGAAAGGTTGATGAGAACTTCATCAATCATCTGCGATAATGTTGTCATTAGATAGTCCTCAATGCGTCAACGGCTGACAGCCCAGTAGTTCCAGCAAGTTCATTACAAACTGCATTTAGCATCTTGTAATCTTTAGGCTGACGATTCGCGCTAGCCTTAATATTTAGAGCAGCAATAATACCTAGTCCACTAGTTGATGCGTAAGCATTGGCTGCACCTTGCTCAGACTTGTACGCTGTAGGTGCTGGATATGAACCGCCATTGGCTAAGCGATTTAGTTCATCGGCAAATGTGCTGCCTGCTGTTCCTGCCATATTACCACTTTACCTTATCTGCCCAGTATGCGGCACTCATCTTACCCTTTGCAATGTTCTTTGCATGACGTGCTTTGAAAGACTTCTGGCGAGCAGTAGGTTGCCTGTCGCCAGTAACGCCCTGTTGACCAAAGCGAATAGTCTTGACCTTGTCTCCTTCTTTGGCCACAACAACGTGTGACTTCTTTGGGTGATTTGGTGTACGCTTAGGCTTGTTAAAGCCCGATACTCCTGCTCGCTTTAGTCTTGGGTCCATTATTTTTTCTTCGCCTTCTTAACAGTCTTCTTTGCTTTTGACTTGCCTGCCTCAGAGAGAGCAATAGCAATAGCTTGCTTACGAGATTTAACAATAGGCGCCTTCTTCGGACCCTTAGGATTAGCCCCTGCATGTAGAGTCCCACGCTTAAATTCGCCCATTACTTTTTCAACTTTGTTCTTCATCGGTTCTTATTATCCTTAAGCCACTTCTTAAGCATCGCATCGTAACCAGCAGGAGACCATTCTTTAATTACTCCAATACGAGGCTTTGCTGTAGGTGTAGGAGATTTCTTTCCTAGGTCACCCATCTTAATTGTAGAACCTTGACCAGTTGTAACAACAACTTGAGACTTCTTAGTAGCCTGTGGGCTAGGAGAAGACTTTGGCTTTGGGTTCGCCATTAGCATTTACACGCTTTGTCTGATTTGCCACATTTGCGGCATTTGCCTGGTTTACGGACTGGCATTACTTCTTACCCATCTTCTTCATAACCATCTTCTTAGCAGACTTCTTAGCAGTCTTCTTAGCAACAGCCTTCTTACCATATTCTTTCATCTTCATAGCCATTGGTTCAGACTTTTCGTGCTTCTTCATTGCTGCCATTGACTTGTACTTTTCACCTTTAACTGACATTATACTTGTCCTATCTCTTTCATTACCGCTGCGGTTGATTTGTTTACGTGCTTTGCATCTGGCATTGATTCAGCGTTGTACGGCTTATTCAATACTTCGGAGGCACGTTCTGCCTCACGAATCTTTTCCATTGATGTACCACCAGGTTGAATACCTTGGTTGCGTGCATCCCTGTATGCTTCAAGTTCTTTCTCAAAGCGTTTACGTGGAGCGTTTCGCTGACTATTAGCATCGCCAGTATTCATCTGAAGTCCTCTGGCTTTGCAGCCAAAGCAATCAGGTCCACACTTGGTGTGGTCTATAAAGATATTATTCTCATCAGGGAACGGTTCAGTTGATGTAGCATCACAATACACACACCCATATAATGCTGAGTATGGAATCATGTCTCCATCTACTAACTTATATCCCCACTCAAGAACTTTACTTGCGTGTTCGTGTCCCATATGTCCCCTATATTGCTGTGAAGTTTGCTGTCGTTACTCCAACGTTTGCGTTGATTAAGTTCTCTCGAGTTGCTTCATCTACAGTGTATTGGCTACCACCAAGATATACTTCTTGGTAAGTGTCAAGGTCACCATCATATGGATAACGAACCTGACGGTAAGTTCCATTAACTCTGATGATACTGATTCCACGTGTTAACTTATAAAACGTAAAGAGTCGTTGAACTCCTTCGAAACCTTCATCGACTGTTGGTGTCTTGAAGATGTATTCTGTCATGACTCCTCCTTTAGTGGATTCACCACCAGGCAGGGTTTCCCCTGCCCAGCAGTCAATTAACTACTAGTTAGCAGCGATTGATGAACCTGTTGTGATTCGGTATAGAGCCTCGTCACGGTATACTGCGAAGCCAAGTACGCCGTACCAACCCATTGGGCGGAAGCGCATCAACTTATCAGTTACGTTACCGATAACTACGTGTGGTTCTTCAGCTACGGCTTCTGCCATTGCCTGTGAACCTGCAACGATTGTATCGAATACGCGAGTTACTGGAGTTACTGTAACAGTTGTTGTTGCTGTAACTGCAGCTGTGTTTGCTGTGTCAACTGTGATAGTTGTTGTTGAACCTGAAGTTGAGATAGCAGTAATCTTAGCACCTGTAGCGATACCTGTTCCTGAAATCTTGTCTCCTGCTTCAGCACGTGATGCGATAACAGATGATGAAGCAACGCCGAATGTGAATCCTGCTGATGTTCCTGCTACTGTTACTGCTGTTGTTGCTAGTGCTGTCTGGTCTGCACCTGACTTTGCGTTGTATAGACGTGGTGACTCTACGAAGAATGAACCTTCGTACTCACCGATTTCGCCTGCCCAAATCTTGCTTGCTTCTGAAGCAGACTGTGATTGTGGGTAGCGCCATCCTAGGTCGCCTGTCTCTGCACGAAGGTCGTGTGAAACCTGTGGGTGGATACCTGTCCAGTATGCGTTTCCGCGACGGCCCTTGGCCTTGTTAGAACGCAACTTAGCAACAGCCTTACGGATGTCTGCTGAGTCTAGTGTATCTGATGCATCTACAGTTGCAACTGATGTTGCGTTTCCACCGTAGATTACGTTTGAACCTGAGCGTAGTGTGTTCATTGCGACAACGTCGATAGAATCTGCTAGGTTGTAAGCGATGATGTTAGCGATTGCTGGGTCTACATCTGCTAGAGAGAATAGTTCCAACGCACGTGTTACAAGTACAGCGTTACCGTACTCGTTAAGTGTCACTGTAACAGATGTTGGTGTTGACAATGCTACTGCATCTGGGTCAACTGTCTCTGTTAGTGTTGATGTCTTTGTGTCTAGGTCAACGTACTTCTGTAGAACTACTGTTGAACCTGGGATTGCTTGCTTTGCTGGGCGCTTATCTGCGACAGAACGAATTAGGGGTTCTGAACGGAGAGCGAACTCGAGAAGGCGGTCATACGCCTTCTGTACGAGACCAGCGCCGCCAACTGAACCACCGAGCGAGGTGCTCGAGGTATCTGTATATGCGTTTGCCATTTGTATTAGTCTCCTTGACTATGAACGATTGATTATTGTTGTCCTTGCATCAGGCTGAGGAGTTCCTCCATAGAACCTGCATTGTCCATGCGCTGTTCTAAGTCCTGTGCTCGGTCTGGTGTAACGGCATTCTGAGTCATGATGTCCTGCTGGCGTAACGCCGCAAGGTTTTGTTCGTCAGGCTTCTGTGATACCTCTATACCAAATAGGTCAGCGTTCTCGTCTAGCCAGTTTGAAACTGCCTCTTCTGAAAAATCACCATCTCAATCCTTAAGAACTAGACGTGCTGCCTTCTGGTTTACACCCTTCTTTTCTAGTACTGACTTGACGGTTGACTCACGCTGCGCCTTGGAAAATGTCTCAAGTTGCTCAGTAAGTTCCTTGATACGCTTCTCATCTGCACGCTTGGCTTTACGTAACTTTTTAAGTAAGTCACTTCCATCCATCGGTGCTTTTTCGATTGTA